GGTAACCATCAAGCCGGGCGCGGCGATCGGTGGGGTGGTCGGTTCCAGCAGTTCCGCAATGGTCACGTGCTGACCCTCCACCAGGTCCATCTCGCGTTCAGCGAGCAGGCCAGCCGGTGTGAACACCTGAAGTCTGTACCTCCCAGGGAGCAGGGCGGCTGAGATGGGCGCGCGAACGCCCGCCGCGATGTTACCGGAAACGAGCGCGTTCCCGTCCGCCAGCCTGCCGGGTTCCGGGATAGGCTTCGCATGGACCGTCATGGGGACGATACGCCCGGTGGGGGTCTGCACGGACCCCTCGATGAAAGCAGTCATGATGACGCTCCTCCGATTGTCGAGAGCGTATCCCGGAGCGCCTCGTGCTCCGCCCACGCCGTCTCCTGTATATTCTCAATCCGGGACCCCAGGTCACGCATGTCACGGTCCTGGCGTTCGGTGATCTGGGTGAGCACCTGACCGTGGGAGGCGAGCACCTGGCCATGTGCGTCCAGAGTGTTCTTGGACCCTTCCTGGTTCTCCTCGATGCGGCGGACAGCATCCTTGATGCTTCCGCCATGGTTAGGCGTCACCTCATGGTGAACTTCGGACAACGAGGACTCCAACGCGTCCAGACGTTGGTCGATCTTCCCCGCAATGGCTTCCAGCGCAGCTGATGTTTCGGCATGCTCACGCTCTGCGCGTGCCTTGCCGACCTGCTCCCGGACCAGGAGCGCCTCCGCCTTAGCCTTCTCTCGTCCCCACCTGATTCCAGCGAGGACGGACATGGCGGTCACCAGACCTCCGAAGGCTACTCCGGAAGCACTGATGACCGCCACGACCTCGCCGGGATTCACTTACCCGACTCCTCCGAGTCTCGCTCGCCGTAAACGGGCGACTCGTACACGCCTCCGGTGTGGGAGGCAGCGATCACGAGGGCGATAAGGCCCAGGGCCTTATCCGCCACGTCGAGCCAGTGCGTGGACTGCTCTGGCGTGACATAGCCATAGGCCATGCCCAGCGCCAGGATCGCTGCAACGATGCCATACAGCGCCTTGCGGCGCGGCGGCGTGAGAGCCGCCCAACGCGTGCGGTCGGTCGTCAGAACATGCTTTCCCATCACAGGGATCCCTTCTCGATAAGATGCTGCTGCATCGCGGAAATGGTCGTGGACGGGGCATCGAGCCTACCGTCCCCCTCCAGGCCGTAGAGAGCCGAGAGAGCGTTCACGGTGTTCGGTCCAACCAGGCCGTCGGACTCGACGCCAAGACGGTCCTGCAGAGCGTGGATGGCGAGGGAGCCTTCCGCGTCCATGTCCGGGACGAACTCCCAACCGGACGTGCAACCCGGCAGGTCGTCACGCATGACGGCGGCCTGGCTGGAGATGACGCCGTCCGTAGGCGTACCCAGGTAAGCCTGGAGCATGCGCGTGGTCTGCTCACCCCAGTAGCCGTCGACTCCGGGCTTGTGCGCCGCCTGCGGAATGACGCTCTCCCCGTGTAGGGCGGCGCGGGTCTGCGGACCGGGAATGCCATCCGCCTGGAGGCCGCCGTGGTCCTCCTGGTACTGCTTGATGGCGTTGAACGTGTGCTCACCCAGGACGCCGTCGGCACCGTCGGGGCCGATGTCGTACCCGGCCTCAACCAGCTTCTGCTGGATGCCGCGCACGTAATTCTCGTCGTAACCGTTGGGATTCCAGCGGGAGCCGGAGCCTTCCCAGTCGGTGCCGAGCGTGTAGCCACCCGTGTACCGCAGGACGCAGTCCCACGGGTAGTCATAATAGGCTCGGATGTTGGTCTCGTCAGCCTGGTCACCGGAGGCACCCCCGGCGATCTCGCCGCGCTCGTCGATAGACGCCTGAGCGAGCAGGCCCCTGCCAATGTACATGGCGACGTGGTTGGCGTGGTTGAGGAGGATATCTCCCCGCTCCAGCTCCACGTCCGGATCCAGCATGACCCAGCCGCGCTGGGTGAGCTCACGGGCCATGTTGCCCGTGTACGTGGCGCCGCCCACGTCGAAGCCTCGTGCCTTCAGCACGGAAATGATGAATGCGGAGCAGTCGGTCTCTCCGCCTACGCGAAGATCCCATCGGTTGTACTGGTCGTAACCGAGGTTGCCCACGGTACACCACCATTCCATATCATATGCGACGGCATCGATATCCGGCATGTTCAGTTCTCCTTCTTATCCTTGAGTGCCTGACGCAGGGCGAACAGAAGATGCTCGTCCGTCACGGCAGACAGGTCTTCTCCCACCTCAGGCGGGACCTTGGCGAGTGCCAGGTACCGCTTCTCGAACGCGTCCTCGTACACGTCAGCGATCGATTGCTTGCCCGTGTTGTCCGCGTTGGAGACGACGATATTACGCCACGCGGCGTTCACCTCGTTCTCCGTCATACCCAGCGTTGCTGCCAAGGCGACGGCGCGTTCCTTGAGCGCGGCGTCCTTAGTCACCGCGATGAGTGCTCGGCTTGTTGCAGCCATTTGTGCCTCCTATACCTTGATGATGTAGCCCACCGAATAGAACGGTGGCATGTTGTTGTGCGGTTGGTCGCCGCCTTCAGCCTGCGCTTCCAAGAAGCCGAGGGCACCAGACTCGTAGGACGAAGCCGTGGTCCATTTAGACCCTGAGCTGGCGTCCGTCTGCCAGATACCCACGCCGTTCTGCCAGGATCCAGAGTATCCCTGACCGATGACGCGGTGGGAGTGGGAGGGCATCTCCGCCTTGGTGAGGCGGTGCATCTCCTCGCCACCCGTCTGCCCCTTCGGGTGAGTGGCAGACGACCCTAGCAGGAACCGACCTCGCAGGTCAGGAACCATGAAGTCCGCGCCGTTCCCGATGGCCCCTAGCACAGCGGCCAGGGCGGGATACTGGGTCTTCTTGTAGGTGGATCCGTCGCACAGGAGCCAACCGGCGGGAGCCGTTGCTCCCGCATAGGCCATGACGGAACCAACCGGAGCGGACGAGCCGCCGTCTCCGGTCTGCGTTTCCCGCACTGTACCCAGCAGGTACAGCCTCCGATTCACGCTGACCGTCCAGACGCGGCGTCCGGTCTTCAGGTCGCCAGCGAAGTTGATTGGATCGGCGGACAGCGGCGTGGCGTCGCCGTCCAGCTGCACCCGTAGCGGATCGGTGCCAACCACCACGGCCCACCGGAACACGGGCATGAGGTCCAGGCGGGATCGCAACCCCGCCACCACGTTCATCATGTACTCGAGCGTGGTCATAGGTCCGTCACCTCCATCAGTTTCGTCTTCACCAGCGCCGTGGGATCCAGACTGTACTCAATCTCCTTGACAACGCCGTTAGCCGCGTGCCCCTGGCTGGAGAAGCTCGCCACCTGGTTAGGTTGGAGGGGCACAGGCATGTGCTGCAGCGTGATTGAAGCGGACGGCGTGGACACGTCAATCAGGCGGCGGCGCGCCTGGGAGTTGATGGACTCCTGGTTGGCGGCCTCAACGCCCGTCTGCGTCTCCACGATCCACCGCCCTCGGGACGGATAGGAGTAGGGGGACGCGGGGTCCTCGTTAGTCGCCACGCCCACCAGGGCCGCCTTGTCCTGGCTGCCCTCCGAGACGAACACGACTTTGTTGGGGACGCTGGCCGCGTCCAATTCCCTCTCCCACTCGGGGAGGTGGATGGCCCGTGCACCCTCCCGGAAGTCGTAGGCCACGCCGCGCGCCGCCGGGCGAACGTAGGGGTCCAGGTGGACCAGGCCTTCCCCGTCCGGGTGTGCCGACCAGTAGCCAGCCGCCGCCAGAAGCTCGTTGGCTATGGTGAGGCGGGACTTCCCCGGATCGTACACGATGTCCGAGGAGGCGGTGGCAGTTGATGGTGTGATAGACAGGCGTTCCAGACCGGCCTCCCGGAGGAGGCCCGCCGCCACGTCGATCAGGTTGCTCCCGGCCTTGACGGTGTAGGTGCGGTCGACGCAGTCAGCATCGGGCAGCGCCAGGGGTGAGGACAGGTCCACGCTCCACGTGGAACCGGCCTCACTGTAGGAGCGCGTGGGGGCCGACAGGAGGAACCCTCCCAGCCCCCACGAGGGTGCGCCGTTCATGGAATAGTCAATGCGGACCCGCTGCGTCATCCAGTCAATGGGACCGCACGCCTCCGTCAGGTTCAGACTCCCGGAGGCGCGTAGGCGCGTGGCGTTGCTCAGGGTGATGCTCCCTCCGGTCACGCCATCCAGGCGACGCACCACACGGTCACTCCAGTCGAGCAGAGTGACCGTGTAGTCCGCCTGGCGGTGGCCGTCCAGAGCTGTCATTCGTCGGTCTCCTTCACCGTTCGCGCGAGCACGTCACGAGACAGCTCGATCAGGCCGCGCCGGGTGATGAGGGAACCTCGTCCCTCCAGGAACCACAGTGCACGAGAATCCTCGTTCGCCTCCGTGGTGAGGACCTCGCAGGAGACGATCCACGCACCGACGAGCGCGCCTTCCGGATACTTCTCCCGGATCATTTCTGAGAGCGCATTCTCCACGCCATCAAGCCGGTCGGTCATCGGTCCACCTCCTCTACCTCAATTTTAACCTGCCACTTCCCGGACAGCGCGCGGTCCAGCGACACGTCGCGCACGGAGCAGTACACCCGCCGCCCCATGGGATCCCTGTACAGGAATGGCGCGGGCAGGTAGGACAGCTCTTCCAGCCGCTGGAGCAGGTCCCAGTTCTCGTCGGTCAGCACGGCGGACAGGCTCAGGGTCTTCTCCCGGTGCTTGCCGCTCATTTCCACGCCCTTGTTTCGCCCAGCGAAGCGGTGAATCTTCCGGTTGACGAGGCCGGTCTTACAGGAGTGGAGCGGGTCCCACCGGAGGGGGACCGTCAGGCCAAAGTTGTCCCCACCACCCAGCCACATAGCCCACGACTCGATCGGGAGCTCCTTGGTGACGACGGACGACGACGGGAGGTCCGACGTAGCGGTCACCCGGTAGGACACCGCTCCATGACTCAGTGCCTCGTAGTCGGACAGGGCACCGGACACAGGTAGGTCTTCCGTGATGATTGTCCAGGTGCGTCCGCCATCGTCGCTGCGCTCCACGCGGTTCCGCACGGCGGCGGGCTTGCCAGCCGGGGGAGCCGGGTTCACTACGCGCACGCGCACGCAACCAGCCTCGTCGTCCCACTCCGTGTACACGTTGGGAACCGGAGGCTTCTCGTACTGGACGCCAAACGTCTGGTTCGCCACCGTGGACTCCACGCCGTGGGAATTGGTGGCCTTCACAACCACTCGGTAGGTCCTGCTGTTCTCCAGGTAGGTCTTCAGCCTAACGATTGTGAGAGGGCCGGTCACCTCCTGGGTCTCAATCAGTTGGCTGCCTCCCAGGTACAACTCCACGGTGGCGCGGGACTGAGCGGTGCCTCCCACGTTGGAGTACGACCAATGCACCTCCACAAAGGAGGTTCTCACCACGTTGCCGGGCTGCTGGATGGAAATGACGGGGCGCGGTTCCACGTAGAACGTGGCGCGGCGGGACACGGGAGACCCGTCCGCGTGGAGACCCCAGGTGCGCACCCAGTACTCATAGGTGCCCACCTGGAGGGTGCCAACCGTCGCCTGCTGCTCGGTGGCGCGGCGGTCGAACGTCGGACCGGGCGTATTGGTGCCCTTCTTCTGATACTGGAGGGAGTATCGGGGCTGGGGACGTGAGTACGACGGGGGGTGGAGGCGGGGCC